TATTGAATCTTACATTCAAGAAGATGACTAAGCAGACTCACAATGAGTTGAAATTATTGGCTTATGCTCGTCCTCATGTGATTATAGAAGATAACAACGGCAACAAATTCCTAATGGGATTAGATTATGGTGCTGATGTTAATGGTGGTACTATCGTTACAGGTGCTGCGATGGGTGATATGTCTGGATATACTTTGACATTCAACGCTCAGGAGAAGATCCCTGCTAACTTCGTAGATGCTACGATTACTGCTGATGCTTCAACTATTACTGATATCTAAGATCAGATCCTGATAGAATCAAAAAAGCCCTTCCATTACGGAGGGGCTTCTTTTTTGGTAGCAAGGCTACCTAAGAGAGATGAACTAGGCAAATGTAACCATTATAATTGTTTTGGGTTTTATAATTAGATGATTATTGTAGAAGAAAATACAACTCCACAGATTACGATGTATCTAAGGGACTTCACAACGGAGTCTTTTGAGATAGAAATCATATCTGAGGATCAAAGAGTAGAGAAGGTAGATACTGCTATATCTGGAACATATGATGATTTCAGAAAGGTGCTAACCTTCTCTTATGATGTATCTGCCTTAGTAGCGGAGAGTTTTTATGTTGTCAAGATTTGGGAGGTAGGTAAAATCAAACTACTTTCACAAGACAAGATGTATATTATTCCTTCAGGATCTTCAGTAGCAACATATCAGCCTAAATTGGCTACTACGGAGGAGACTATGGATAACGAGTTTAAGATTTATGGAGAATAGTCAGTTCAAGTTTGTTCAATTATCTAGTTATACTAGCCCTGTAATTAGTGAGAACCCTAGAAAGGGTTGGGTAGAGTATGGAGATGATAATGATTACTTTCAGTATTTGATAGACAGGTTCAATGGATCTCCTACTAACAATGCTATAACTTCTGGAATCATTGATATGATTTTCGGTCATGGTCTTGATGCTACAGATTCAGGAAAGAATCCAGAGGGATATCTTCAGTTGAAGAAGTTAATTAAGGATCAGGAATTGAAGAAAGTAATCAATGATTACTATATGCTAGGTAATGGTGCTTTTCAATTGATCTACAATCAGAATAAGACTAAGATTGTTGAGGTATATCATATGCCTGTAGAGACTCTTAGAGCAGAGAAGTGTAATGAAGAGGGAGAAGTTGAGGCATATTACTATGCTTATAATTGGGAAGAGGTACGATCTAAGAAAGGTGTTGATCGCATTCCTGCTTTTGGTTATGGCTCACAAGGAGATAAAGTTGAGATCTTATACTTCAGACCTTATCGCAGTGGCTCTTACTATTATTCCCCTGTTGATTATCAAGGTGCATTACCTTATGCTGAGTTAGAGGGTGAGGTAGCAAACTACCATATCAATAACATTAAGAACGGACTTGCTCCTTCTATGATTGTGAACTTTAATAACGGAGTTCCACCAGAGGAGGAAAGAGCCAACATTGAATCTCAGATTAAGCAGAAGTGGGGAGGCTCATCCAATGCAGGGAAGTTTATCCTTTCCTTTAATGATTCAGCAGATACTGCTGCTTCTATTGAGCCTGTTCAGTTATCAGATGCTCATAATCAATATGAGTTCTTATCTAAGGAATCACAACAGAAGGTCCTAGTAGGTCATAGAATCACTTCCCCTATGTTATTTGGTGTTAAGGATCAGACAGGATTAGGGAATAATGCTGATGAGATTAAAACGGCATTCACTTTGTTTGATAATAGTGTGATCAGACCTAAGCAGAATCAGGTGATTAATGCTATAGATGAGATCCTAGCCTTCAATAATGTTTCATTGAATCTTTACTTCAAGACATTAACTCCTTTAGAGTTTACAGATGTTGAGGATGTTACTGATCAGGAAGTGATTGAGGAAGAAACAGGAATCAAACTATCTGCAGATCCAGAGTTCACGAAAGAGGATGAAAAGGAATGGTTAGAATACCTAGCAGATAAAGGTGAGGATGTTAATGAAGAGGAGTGGGAATTAACTGCGGTGCAGGATGTGGATGATCCAGATAATGAGGATCAGATCGTAGAGGCGATCACATCGGTTAGTATGGCTGCAGTGAGTTCATATGGTGATGCTGAGGAGAGATCTTCACAAGATGCAGGTATGTTTAAGATTCGCTATAGATACTCAGGATCATTGAGTAGTAATAGCAGAACCTTCTGTGTTGAGATGGTTGGATTGTCTGATGGTGGTAAGGTCTATAGAAAAGAGGATATCAATCAAATGAGTTTCTCTGGAGTGAATGGTCAATTCTCACCTAAGGGTAGAAGCACATATTCTATCTTCAAGTATAAGGGAGGAGCGTATTGTCATCATAAATGGCAGCGACTCATTTACATGAGAAAGAGATCAGGAGGTAAGTTCTTACCTAAGAGTCAGACAGAGGCTTTAGAAAATGATAAGAGAGTAGCACCTTCACAGGCTTCAGCAGCAGGTGTTCCACAGAGTAAGATTAATCCTAAGGATTATGATACTGCAAATACTCGCCCTATTGATATGCCTAACAGAGGAAAATTAAACTAATATGGCACAGGTACTATTTGTCAGCCCTGCTGATGTTATAAAGAGAACAGGGATCAATGGTAATGTTGATCGTGATCAGATGATTCAATTCATCAAGATTGCTCAGGACATTCATGTTCAGGGCATAATGGGAACGAGATTATTTGAGAAGTTTAAAACTGATATAGCAGCAGGTAACATACCTACTAACTATCAGACTCTCTTAGATGATTATATTCAGGATATGGTCATACACTATGCAGCGATAGAGATACTGCCTTATATCCACTTTAAAGTAGCAAATGGAGGCATCTATACTAAAGGATCAGAGAATGGAACGAGTGTTACTAAGGAGGATCTAGATTATTTAGTACAGAAGGAGCGAGATATAGCAGAGCATTATGCGAGGAGATTTGTAGATCATATGAGTTTCAATAATGCTACTTATCCAGAGTACAATCAGAATAACAATGATGATATGTACCCTACTAAGAATCAGAATTTCGCAGGATGGGTTCTGTAAGAACTACCTATAAGCCTAAACAGGCTAACATCCAGAAGTTGAAGAAGTATCTCATGAAAAAGAATAAGAAATGAGCAACAACATTAATTGGGGAAAGATATATGAGTCTACTGCTTGGGGCAATACTGACAATAATATAAGTTGGGGTAGTGCATATGCTGATTTAGCAGGCGGTGGATTTGACACCGACTATCAAGCGGTATTAGATAGGTCAACTGCTTTAGGATATACTGCACCAAGTGCTGCTCAACAAACCTTGCAGAATACTCTTGTAACGGATTTAAAAACTGCGGGTGTTTGGGACAAACTTGATGTGTTCTATGTGTTCGCTACGGATGGCGATAGCGACTATGCGACATTAAACTGGAAAGCACCGAGCAGTCATCAAGTAACCAAAGTGAATAGCCCGACATTTACAACTGATATTGGATTTAGAGGAAATGCTTCAAGTTCTTATTTAGATACAAACTACGCACCAAGCACCGATGCTGTTAATTATCAGTTAAATAATGCATCTATGTTTATGTATCGTTCCGAACTTGCTACCGCTGGTCAAGTACAAGCATATGAAGGAACATTTAAAAGCGGGGAAGGATATGCTATGATTTCGGGGCGTCCATTTGGATATGGCGAAAACTATTTGAATAGTACGGCAGGACTTGCTAATTCTGGTGCGAATGAAGGCGTTGGATTACAATTGGTAAATAGACCTAATTCAAACACAATTAACTTGTATTTCAATGGTTCTTTTGTTTCACAAAATACTTCAGCTACAAGTACATCCGTACCATCTGTGAGTGTTTGGAATTTTGCAGCGAATAATGGAGCCTCTGGAATTTTCTTTTCTAATGTGGGTCACGGAATGTGGGGGATGGGTGCAGACCTTACAAGCGAACAAGCAGATTTAAACACGGCTATTCAAAATTATATATCTGCCCTATGATAGTATTAAAAGCAACACAAGCCCAATACGAGGCTTTAGATGGATATAGAAACGGAGACAACCTTTTGAAGTTTGCTAAAGATGGAAACGACAATTGGATTGTAGGAACTGCGGTATTGAATGATTCTGCTTTTGCGGCAATACACGACCAACTAAATGCATTGGAGCGTATTGAATATGTTCCTGTGCCAGAGCCAGAACTATGATAACTCGTAAATATGAATATGTAGATGAGGCAGCAGCAGATGCTGCAATAGACCTCTTAAGAGATGAGGAAGGAAACCTAACTGAAGCAGTAGTGAAGTTGGGATACCTTACCACAACTCCTGCAACATATGATGAAGAAGGAAACGAACTCACCCCTGCGATAGTAAGTGAGAAGTATGCCGTAGATGTACATTGGAAGAATGTCCCTAACCAAGTATGGCAGCAGTATTTAGTCTGGCCTACTCCTATGGGTATTCACTCCTTTGGTAGTTCAAGTTCAAGAGATGAATACGCTACTGCCTATTGTATCCTATACCCTAACTCAACATATTGTAACCCACCAATAGATGAAGAAATTTAAGACACCTTCAAGAACATCTCCTAAGGGAGGCAAGAGAGGTTGTTTATGTAAAGGCAGAAACACCTACTCTATAGATTGTTGTGATGGATCTTTATGGGCACAGGGGATAGGTATTAGTGTAGATACTGAGCCGCCTTCTGGATATACTATTGAATGGAATCAAAGTGTTTTAGACTTCCAGAATTTTGAGAGTGCTTCTTTTCATGTAGGTAATGGACAGGCTCAGGCTTATGTCTATTATTCTATTACTGATGTGAATGATCAGATCCTGCTAGGATCAGTGAATATGGGAGGGAATACGGAGTTAGATGTTCCTGTTGATGTATCAGGACTTGCTGATGGAACATTAACACTAGCTGCTTATCTAGCAGATCCGAATCAAGGTGAGACAATTACCAGAACGATCCAGAAGATAGTAGAGACAAGTGAGTATGTATATACATTACAGGCTCGTATGGATGTATTTGAGGCGGAGGCTTGTACTTACGCAGCGTTGAATGAATTGGTAGCGATAGAAATATGAATGCATTAGAAGCGGCAAGTTTGGTAATGATACCGAGTGGCTATGAGGATGGTACACTTGGGAGTTTAAAGCCTACGGATGGAACAGGAGACTTTACCTTTAGTAGAGGTAGTAATATAAGTGCTACTCGTGTTAATGC